ACTTATGTCCCATTAAGGACACCCCTGTTTTCACTACCCCGAGGGAATATGCTCCCAGGAGATACAAGCAGAGTTCAGTACGTTTATCGGGATTGGTCATGCCTACCGCACCCAGGGACTGGTGGTCTATCCCCGTAGTGCGAATAATATCACTTACCAGAAAACAGCCCAAACAATAAAAACTATCGAAAATACAAACCCGATAGCTAAAATCAATGAGTCATCCTCGTCAACCGCATACAGGTCGTGGGGTTCATAAATCGTGTAATCCAGATGACCAGGGAAAGCCTCCTGTAACGTCCTAGCAAATCGCTGAGTGGTGTGATTGCCATCTTGCCAAGTCTTGTACTTAATCATGCTGCAGCTCCTTGTTGTTGATGGATCAATTCTGATGATTAGGTGACGAGTTGTCAAGTGGAAAGTGGTATATTATTGACGATAGTCTTTACCTATGTATAATATGTATTTAATAGGGAGACGTACATCTAGTTGAAGATTAAGGTGTGTGGCTATATAGTTAACAGGGTAGTTAACAGGTAGGGGAGAACAGGAGAAGGGTGGATACCACTACTCGTTCTCTGTAGTGAATTCACCCCCCAAAAGGGGTCTCCTGATGCCTCTTCCCCCACCAGCTGGGGTTCTCCACGCAAGTGGTCGTACGCATCGTATTAACTTAACATAACGCCTGTTGTATCAAATGGATTGTGTTTTTGGGTAAGTTGGTAAGTGCTTACTGACATTTTTGTATGTAAGTGAGCGGTCACTTCATGGGGACTGGGGGTGTGGAAAGTGTGACCCCCACTTCTCGCCCACCCCAAAAAAATTATGTGTTTTCCCCGCAGTTGCCACTTAGGGGTTGAGGCTATGTGAGTGTGTACTTGCATAGCCTCTTTTTTTATGTATACTCAGGGTTATCTGACGAGGTGTAGAGTATGCAAAGAATAGAGATAGTAAAAGGTGTAGAGATGCCTAGTCCAAAAGTAATCTTTGATTACCCCTATGAGGAGATGGACGTGGGGGACTCGTTTGCTGTGCCTGTGGAATATCGGGACAAGGTATACAACGCCAACTACAGGGCTGGTAAACGCTTGGGGTACAAGTTCACTTGTAAGAGTAACGGGAACACATTGCACGTCTGGAGGGTAGCGTAATGAATGGTGGCAAGGTAAAGGCATTGGCTCACGAGGAGTTCACCCTGGTGGGCAGCCACAAGATCACGGCAACTGATCTGTTGGACCAGTACATGGTTTGGAGGTTGAAAGACACCATGAGTGACTGCGAGGCTTACATGGAGCTGGAGGACATCAGGCTGGCCTGTAGGGTGCTGCTGAGGTTTATGGGGGAAGACGTTGGGTAATCTGCTCTGGGAAGAAGAAGACGAACTGAGGGCACGGTGTCGTGTCTTGTGGGAGAGTCTTGTCCAGGTGCAGAGAGAGAAGAATAAATTGGTAGCAGAGGCATATGGGTATGGATTTGCAGAAGGATATGCAACAGCAGTTGTACGCATCTCGTGTGAAACTCAGGAAGGAAATGCAACGTGCCCTCGCTTGCATTAGTAAACCGAGCAAGAGGAAGTTGGCAAAAGAGTGGCGTGAAACATATTCGGAGTTGTTTTACAAAGAGTTGATCAGCTGTGCCAAGAACAAAGAAGTGCGACTAGAGATTGCCAGGTGGGATGACGAAAGAATGGGAAAACCTGAATGAACAAAATAGCAGTGATCACGCCTTATTACAAAGAGAGTTTAGAGACGTTGAGTAAGTGCATGACGAGTGTGGGTCACCAGACGCACAATCATGTGTATCACTTCATGGTGGCAGACGGTTATCCTAATGAGGTGGTGGAGAAGTTGTCCTGGATCAAGCACATCACATTACCCAACAATGCGGATTTTGGAGACACACCCAGAGGGGTGGGGGCTGCGGTAGCGTCTGCACAGGGGTACGACTACATTGCCTTTTTGGATGCAGACTGTTGGTATGAACCCAATCATCTAGAGACAATGTTGGGGGTCATGAAGGAAGCCAACGTGGACGTGGTGACCTGTCCTAGAAACCTCTACAGAGAAGACGGCTCGTGGATGTGCGTGGACGAGGAGTCAGACGGCTATGACTTTAACGATACTAATTGTTATTTGTTTGGGCCTACAGCGCATCACCTGGCACGCAACTGGATGTTCAAGAGTAGAGCTGACTGTGCGGTAGGAGACCGTCATATGTGGGCAAACGTGAAGGCTCATAATGTCAGAGTAGCCAGATCATTAAAGCCTACAGTGAACTACAGTACCAGAGTAGTGCAGCACTACAAGGTGGTAGGAGAAGTGCCACCCGTTGACTCACAGATGATGATGGTCACAGACAAGACGGTAGAGATTTATAAACTAGCCAGGATGATTTACAAATGATGCAACCCCAGATTCACTGCTTACACTGGCCTAATGTAGACCGTCTCATTGTCAACGCTCACAAAGAAACCTGTGAGCATTTAGGCTTGACGGTGAACTACACAGAACAAGAGATACCCCACGGGATTTGGATGGACAACATCATGATGTCGAGCATGGCAGAGGTGAAGTTGTTTCTGGATATTGACTGCGTGCCACTCAACAAAGAGATTGTGGACAAGGCTATCTCATTTGCCCTCAACAACAAGAGCATGGTGGGCATTGCCCAGGTGAGTAATCACATAGCACCCTATTCACATATCTATGCAGCCCCCGCCTTCTTTGCCATTCACAGAGACATCTGGGATGATATGGGCAGACCCTCATTCTGCGAGAATGAGACGTGTGACGTGGGCGAGAACGTCAGCTATGCTGCAGAGATTTACAAGGTCAAATACAAGACTCTTTATCCAACACATTACTTTAAAGAACCTGAAGGCGGTGCGTGGGACTTACATACCTACGGCAAGTATGGCATTGGGACGCATTTTGAGGGGGGTGTGTTCCATTTGTATCAGGGTAGGATGCCTGACAATGCCAGGCTCTTTTACAACGTCTGTAAGGGCATTCGCAGCGGTGAGTTTAAGCATACCAACATGACCCCCTGTAGAACACCGCTATGAACTTCAACCTCCAGCAGTTCTACAAGTTCTGCGCTGAACTCAAGATTGAGACCAAGGAAGAGGGTCTCAAGAAGATGGGCAAACTCCTGGGGACTCAATCGTATGTGATGGGTGAGATTGATAAGGGGTTAAAAGAAGATGTCCACTTTTTCGTCATACTCAAGGGAAGGCAGTTGGGGATCACCACAGTGTCGTTGGCATTGGATTTGTATTGGCAGTTCACACATCCTGGGTGGCAAGGAACACTCGTTGCAGATACAGAGGAGAACAGGGATATGTTCCGCTCAACATTGGGAATGTACATTGAGGGTCTACCCAAAGAGTACAAGATTCCGCTGGTGGCCCACAATCGCAACCAAATGGTCCTCAAGAACAGAAGTCGTATTTTCTATCAGATTGCGGGAAACAAAGCTCGACTGGGCCAAGGTAAGGCTATCACTTACTTACATGGTACAGAGACCGCATCCTGGGGAAATGAAGAAGGACTAGCCTCTCTCATTGCCTCACTCGCAGAGAAGAACCCAGAACGTCTATATCTTTTTGAATCCACAGCTCAAGGGTTCAATATGTTCCACGATATGTACAAGACGGCTAAGAAGGCACGCACCCAGCGTGCGATCTTCTGTGGCTGGTGGAGAAACGAATACTACAGCGTGGACGCTGAGTCTAAAGAGTACAAAGTGTATTGGGATGGCAAACTCAAGTCTGACGAGAAAGAGTGGGTCAGGGAAATCAAGAAGTTGTACGGAGTGGAGGTCAACAGCAGACAGATGGCCTGGTGGCGGTGGAAGATGGCAGAGGGGATCAAGGACGAGACCCTTATGTATCAAGAGTTCCCGCCTACAGAGGACTATGCGTTTGTCATGACTGGCACGAGTTTCTTTTCTAACAGTCGCTGCACAGACGCAGCCAAGTATGCAAAGGGGTTGGACTATGAGTGTTACAGATACGCATTTGGGCAACTCTTTCAAGATACAGAGTGCCTTCAATCAACAGACCGTCTCGCTTCCCTTAGGATATGGCAACAACCAGTTGACTCAGCCTACTACGTCATCGGTGCTGATCCAGCCTATGGCTCATCAGACTGGGCCGATAGATTCTGCATACAGGTGTTTCGAGTATATGCGGATGGTCTTGATCAAGTGGCAGAGTTTGCAACCTCAGAACTCAACACCTACCAATTCGCATGGGTTATTGCTCATCTGGCGGGGGCATACAAGAATAGTACGCTCAACCTAGAAGTCAACGGCCCAGGTCAAGCCGTCATCAACGAACTAAGAAACCTTAAACGCCTGGCAGCTGCCATGACAGGTGACACAGGCCGAGGCTTGATGGACGTGCTGGGCAGTATGTCTAACTACATCTGGAGACGCATGGACAACATGGGAGGACTCTCCTCCTCCATTGGGTTTGTGACCAGCTCCAGTTCTAAAGAGCGGATGCTGTCCTACATGAAAGATTATTTTGAACGGGGCATGATGGGCATCTTCAGCATGGACACGCTAGAAGAAATGAAGGGCATTGTGCGAGAGAACGGGTTTATTGGCGCACCAGGCCGTGGCAAGGATGACCGAGTGATAGCAGCTGCTCTAGCAACGATTGCGTGGGCAGAACAAGTGCAGCCAAGGCTAATTGGTATGCGTCTGTCAAAAGAGATGTCTCTGAAACAAGACGAGTACACGCCAGAACAACTTGCAGTTGGCAAGAATGTATCCAACTACTTAAAGATGATCGGAGTCTACGGTGGAAAAGACGCACGCTCTTAGCAAACAACAGCTCATGAAAGAGATCAAACTGTTCTTTAAGGACAAGGACAGGGGCATTTCTATTGAACTGTTTGGGGAATTGGCGGGTTTATCTAAGCTGCACATGGAAGAAGTGTTTGTCAGAGAGACCAGACCCTTGACTGAATACACCCAAAAGAGAGTTAATAGGGCCTATGCCATCTGGAAAACAGGTAGAGTGAAGGTTATGCGTAAGTATTCTGGGCACAGATATGTGGATTTCAGGAAAGAACCAGAGATTCCACTTGTCCCGCACCTCAAAATTGAAATGATCAACGGGGTAGCAAAGGTCAAACTAGGGGCTGTAAACAGGCATGATTACAGCAATTTCAACGAAATTTTGTCAAAAAGGGGGTAATATGGGTGTTTTAAAGGACTATTTTTGCGATTCTCACGGTGTATTTGAGTCTAGAGAGGCCAAATGCCCGATCAAAGGCTGCAATGCTGCTTTATCGGTGGTTTTTTTGCAACCAGTGGCTATAAAGTCCGCAAAAACCACAAAAACAGATAAAAACCTGAAACAACTGGCTATGGACTTTGACATGACCGACATCAAGTCCACAAGGGCGGGTGAGCATCAAACTGGCTACTTAAAACGCAAAAATAAGCTGTCAGACAAGGAATTTGCCCAGGCTACAGAGGCTATGGAGGCCAACAACAAGCGCATGGCAGAAGAAAAGAAAGAACCACGGCCTGGGGATAGCGTGATGTGGGGCAATGGTGGTAATATCAACCTTAAATCTGTGATGGGCGGGCAATTTAAGGCCGTCAAAGACGAATCTGTTTCCATTATGCCCAGAGATATAGGACAATTCACACCACCCAAGGCGGGTGCTGGGACAATGGTTGATCACGAGGGTCTGAAAGTACAAACATGAAGATACCCAAGAATGCGCTAGATCGAGATGAGTTCTTTAAGGAGATCATCTACAAATGTGAAGTCTCTATAGGCTCTCGCAAGATTGACTACGCATCTCTCAGAAACTGGTATCTGTTTGGCAATGGGCCTGATGAAGCCCCAGCCCTCTACAACAAAATCTTCCCACACCTAGACCAGCTGACCTCGTTTCTCTACTCAGCAGAAACCACCAGGTTCAGCATTAACTTAGGTGCGTCTATTCCTGAGAACGAACACCAGAAAGTGCCCGTCCTCACAAAAGCACTCAATGACGAGTGGCTCAACTCCAACGCTGATCAGGTGTTCTCTACCGCCACTACCTGGTCACTGGTCTACGGCACGGCCTACGTCAAACTCATCATGAACAACGGCATTCACCCGTACATGGTTGAACCAGGCAGTGTGGGCGTGTTGCGTGAAGACATCACCTACACAGACCGACAAGAGGCGTTGGTTCAGAAATACTACATCACCAAGTCTGAGTTGTATGCACGCCTGTACTCGCACCCTAGACGGGAAGAAATTGTGAACCGTGTTGGCTCGATGCCTCACGAAAGAACAGAGATTGCAAACGGGCTAGAGCGGATCATCATTAGCCAGTCCAACCCCACCATCTACGGTAACGTCAACCTAGACTTGGCGGGGGGCAACAGATACAAAGCCGAGGTGTCAGAAGATACGGTTGAAATGACCGAGTTGTGGATATGGGATGATGACATTGCTGACTACCGTGTAGTCACAAAAGCTGATCCAGACGTGATCATTTATGACCGTCCAGGTGAGTCCCTCTTCATGAAGGGTGAGTTGCCATTTGTCCAACTATGCCCCAACCCGCTTTACGATTACTACTGGGGTGCGTCTGAAGTACAACGCCTGGTCTACTTGCAGCAGCTGCGTAACAGACGCATGACTGAGATTCTAGACTTGCTGTCTAAACAAGTTAGTCCACCCACGGCCTTGATCGGGTTCACGGGTATCTTAGATGAAAAGAACTTTGCGTTGAACCGTGCGGGTGGTTTACTGTCTACAGATATGCCCAACGCAAAAGTAGAGAAGATGGCCCCAAATATGCCACCTGATCTATTCACAGAAATCAGAGAGATAGATGCCATGTTTGAGGAGGCCAGCGGTATTGGCAACGTCCTCTCAGGCAAGGGTGAAGCTGGGGTGAGGTCAGCGGGTCATGCAAGTCAACTGGCTCGTCTAGGTTCTTCTAGAACTAAAAAGCGTGCACTTGTAATTGAGGATAGCCTGGAGAAAGTGGCAACTCTCTACCTCAAAGCTATGCAGCAGTATGACGATACAAGGTTCAAAGACACTCAAGGCCACACGTTTATTGCCGAGCAGTTCACCAGTAACTTTACTGTGAAGGTGGATGCACACAGCAACTCCCCCATCTTCATGGAAGACAACAGACAGATGGCCTTCAACCTCTTCAAGGCTGGTGTGATCGACAAGGAGTCATTGATTGACCTGGTTGAACCACCCATGAAAGAAGAGTTGAAGTCACGTCTCAAGAAAATGGAGGCTACTAAAGCTGGGCAACCCCCAGCTCCTCCATCTCACAAAGAGAAACCCGATCTCAAAAAGGTAGGTTAATCATGGCAACAAAGAATGTGGGCGGTCCACAAACTCAACCCCGTGCAGATCAACCCAGAGTCAGCTCTGAAACGCTGAAACGGGAATCAACAGGACCTGGTTTGACATACCGTCAGACTGGTGTTAAAAACTCGTCTGGAGGTAGGACTCAACGGTCTTACGCCAGAACTTAATCAGGAGGTTGTTATGTACAAAGTTCACAAACGTGGTCGTAAAACACGCAGATAAGTCTTCTTTGCAAAGGAAGAGGGTATGGTTTCTCCCCTAATCGAGAAACCGCTTGTTCAGGAGATTGCCATGCGTAAAGCTCGTAAACATAAGCGTAAGTAATCCCTTGGGATGAACCGACATTGGGGGGTATGTCGCTAAATACCCCCCACCCACTTGACAGAAAGTTTGTAAGTGGTTACAAACTAGGGCAAGGAGAATTTATGAGTGTTCCGCAAGACAAATTGATGGAGTTAATGGGTGGCCCACGGTCAGCTGGCGCACCTCCACCTGTATTGCCCACCTCTGCTGGCATGGGGTCTGCCCCGCCTGATGCAGAAACACCTCCTATGGGTTCGCCCATGTCCACACCTGAACCCAAGATGGGGACAAAACAAGCAGCAATGATCAACCTTGGCATGGCGCAAGACTTGCTAGAGCAGTCCTTGGCCTCTATCGGTTCAGACTCAGAAGAAGGCAAGTCTATCCTGGCTGCCATCTCTACGCTGAACAAAGTGCTTGGTCCACGCAAGAATAAAACAAACGAGTTGCAGCAGTCTGAAATTATCCAGATGCTACAGTCTTTACCTCAAGCTGGCGGTGCTACTCCAGAGAGTAAAGCACTTGCAGCTGCACCCCTTCCTGGTATGACACCACCTGGTGGTGGAATGCCTCCACCCCCCCCACCTCCCCCAGGCGGTGGTATGCCCCCCCCAATGTAAGGAGCGATCATGGACTTATTCAAACCCAGAGGTTCGTCTACTCCCCGTAGACCCACAGACAACAATCAAAAAAACGGTGTCGTGATCAACACGCCTCGTTATTCTCAACTCGGTGGCTTGTCTGGCGCAACAAAAACTGGTTTTCAAGGCATGAAAGTTGAGAAACCAGCTGACGGCAAAAAAGTAATCTAACACGGTAAGAGGGTAACAAAATGTCTTTAGAAAATCTGTCACTTGAACAACGAGACGAGTTGGCTGGCCTCATGCAGCAACTCGCTGACACGCCAGAAACACGCAAGGATATATTGCGGTTGACGAAAAAAATTCGTCCTGGTTTAAATGTGCCAGAACTCGACATTGAGGACAACACCAATTCTGCTATTCAGCAAATGCGTGCAGAAAACGAGGCTCTCAAGGCCAAGTTTCAGCAAAAAGAGGCGGTGGAAAACCTAGAAAGCATCAGACGTAAAGTCGTGAAAAAAGGTTTGGTTTCTGAAGACGAGATGCCAGAAGTTGAAAAGTTAATGCTAGAGAAACGCATTGCAGACCATGAAACGGCTGCAGAGCATTATCGCTGGATGAAACAGGCAGCTGTGCCAACACCAACAGGGTACAACCCCAGTGCTATTCGCCAGTTCGATCTTGGCAAGTATTGGAAAGACCCCAGAGGTGCAGCACAGCAAGAGGCCGTGCGTGCTTTCGCAGATTTGCGGAAACCCACACGTCCTATTGGTTTGTAAAAGAGGGTGTAATTTGTTTGGGCAGAGATGCCCGTCTTTAAGGAGCTAACTATGGCTATTGGTGGCGGTATTCTGCCTCAAACAGGGTCAAGTCAGTTTACAGAATTAACCTACGTCACAAGACGTGCGTTCATTCCTAAACTGGTTGTCCAACTGTATAACTCTACGCCACTAATGGCTGCGTTGATTGCCAACAGTCAACAAGCCTCTGGTGGTGTTTCTTCAGTAACTGTTCCCGTCCAGGGCGCACAGTTTGTGAACGCTCAATGGTCTGACTACTCTGGCTCTTTTGCCCAGCCGTCAGTCCAACAAGGTGCTTACAACGCTGAATTTGACCTCAAGTTGATGATCTCTCCCGTACCGTTCCTCGGTATGGAAGGCGTGGCTCAACAAGACGCTGCAATTATCCCGTTGATTGAAGCCCGTATGAATGACGCAACAAACGTCATGATGGACGCAATGGCAACGGCGTTGTACAACAACACTACCAACAATCAACAGTTCATTGGTTTGCCCGCTGCTGTGGATGATGGTACAGGTGGTGCTGCATACCAGACTACTTACGGTAACATCAACCGTTCCACCTACACCTGGTGGCAGTCTAAGGTTTACGCAGCTGGTAACGTAAACCCCACACGTCAAAACATTCTCCAGTACATCTCTGGTACAGTGAAAAAAGGTGCAGAAATGCCCTCTTTCGGTGTTTGCGGATTTGGTACTTGGACATTGTTGGCTCAAGACTTTGTTGGTCAAGAGCAATATGTGATCACTCCTGGTTCAGGATTTGATGGTGACAATAACGGCCCTCAAGCTGCATTCCGTGCATTGATGGTTGCTGGCGTGCCAATCTATCCAGACCCATACTGTCCAGAAGGCACAGTGTACTTCCTCAACACTAACTACTTGTCGCTCTATATTCACGAGCAAGGTTCGTTTGTGTTCACAGGGTTTGAGTCCACTCTACCTAACTGGCAAATCGGTTATGTCGGTGCAGTTCTTATGATTGCTGAGTTGGTGTCTGTCAAGCCCAAGTCAATGTCTAAGATCACTGGCTACAATTATTTGTCGCTATAAGGAGAATTTGAAATGGCATTAGCTCTTAATAAAATTATCCTTGCAAATGCAAATGCGAACACCCCAGGTGCGTATTTTCAGATCACAACTCTTGCAGCCACTACTGTTGGTAACGTAGTTCCCGCTGGTGTTTACATTGTGTTTCCCACTGCTAACGTGACCATCCAGGCCACCAGCGCAGTTAACACAGCTGGCAACATCACAGCAGTTTCAACCGTGTTGGCTAACAATACTGGTGGAATGATCTTTTCTGACGGTGTTAACGTGTTTGCCAACTCTTCTGTTACCAACGCTACAGTTACTTTGTTGACTGTTGACGGTGGACAGGCTGTGTCTGGTACATACAACGCATCATAAGGAGTGAACAATGGCTAATCCCGATTCAGTCAGTCAGTATTATCTGGATTCGTTTGGATACGGTCGTATTGGTCAAGCTACAGTTGTGTCTATGGCAGCCTTGGGTAATGCGGTTGCCACTATTCCTTTGTTGACTGGTGGCCTCACAAACTCAGGGACTGCAGTAGGTTCTGGTGCAGTGATTCCTCGCAGAATTACTGTTAACAATCCTACAGGGTCTGTTTCGTCTGCTTATGTGACGATTACAACAAGCAATGACGGCAACGCATCCAATGCGATAGTTGCTAACGTGGCTTTGAGTAACATCACTGCAGCGGGCAGATACCAAGACTTGACCATAGCAACGCCTTACTCCACTACAACTTCAGTTACTGGTAACTTGACATCTGCACTTTATGTGAACGTGACCACAGTTTCTGGTAATAGCAACACTGTAAACTTCCAAGTTTACGGTGACGTTGTACAGTTCTAATGAACGTGTTTGTTACGAACCGTGGGGACACACAGCTCGCTGTGGGTTCTTACGAGTTCAAAAAGAATACTCCTGTAGAGTTGCCTATTGAGGCAGCTGTGCAATTATTTGGGTATGGTCTTGATGATCGAGAGCATATCTTGGTTCGCTGGGGGTGGATACAACTGCACAGCGAACTGGCAGAAGGTTTGAAAAAGTTAGATCAGTTTGAAATAACAACTGAAAGACCAGGGAAAAACAGCTCGTTACCCTCGGCTGTTGGACGAGTACCCCTAACCCTCCAGAAGGGTTCGGGGGAAAAGACTCAAATGAAGGTAGCCTAACATGGACAGCAAATGGCAACGCTTAACGACTATCTCAGCCAAGTTGAAAATTTGCTCCATGACGTTAACAATGTTTTCTGGACGCAAAACCAGCTAACCACTTACATTAACGAGGCGAGAGAACGCACCGTTAGAGATACGGGTTGTCTGCGTAATTTGCAGACTACTACAGCTCCCCTGGCTTACAACTCTAGTACCTCGGCTGGTGTTTCTCCTACCATTTGGGCGGGCAACACCGCGGTCACAGCTGGTCAGTACGTCTTTTCCAACATCTACAACTATGTCTACACCCAGAGTGGGACATCAGGCAACTCTGCACCAATCTATCCTAATGGTGCTAATCCATTCCCGCCCACGACTCCATTTGCAGATGGCACTGCCATGCTGCAGTATGTGAGTAATTGCGAGATTCTTCCTTTTAATGCGTTGCCCCAGGGCATCAATGTTTATGATGTTGTCAATATCAACCTATATTGGGGCAATAGTCGGATACCTTTGCGTTATCTGCCTTGGTCCAACTTCACCGCCCAGTTGCGCTACTGGCAAAATTATGTGGGCAGACCCATCTGTTTCTCTATGTACGGGCAACAGGCCATCTACATTGCCCCCATACCAGACCAACTCTACTACATCGAGGTAGATACCAACATTTTGCCCTCTGCTTTATCACTCACGAACATTAACCAGGTGGACACCATCATTGACCCGTACACTACTGCGGTTCAATACTATGCTGCATACAAGGCCAAGTTCTATGAGCAGTCTTATGGTGAGGCTGAAATCTTCAAACAAGAGTACAACAAACACATATTGAACGTCCTCAATAGCACGTTTACAAGAAGGATTCCTGATCCATACAGTAGTGGAGGTTAAACATGGCCTCCGCAGAACAGAAGAAGTCCTACCAGGTAATCAAGGCTTTCAAGGGTCTCAACACCAAGGCCAACCGCACGGCTATCGACAAGGAGGAGTTCTCCTGGTTAGAGAACGCCATGCCTGTGGGGTCTGGCAATATGCGGATTATTCCCACCAGTAGCAACGTGACCAACGGTGCAAATGCGGTGGTATTTACCAACAATGTAGTTACCCTGTTTTCTGCCAACATCAATGATGATTATGTAGTGGCTGCAGAAGATAATGGTGCGCTAGAGGCATATGACCTCAGTTCTAACAACTTTGTGACCATTGTCGGCTCTGGCTCATTGTCCAATTCTGGTGTTGCATTCTCTCAATACCAAAATACAGACGTTTTTGTAGGAGACCCCACTAAAGGTTTGTATGACTGGAATGGGGTTAGTTTGATTCCCGTAGGTTCTGTGGGCAGTATTGCCATCACAAACCCAGGTATCAACTACACGTCTGCCCCCAACGTCACTATTTCTTCCCCCAACAATGCCAACGGTACACGGGCAACAGCTGTGGCCTCGATTACCACGGGTTCTGGCGGGGTGCAGAGCATACAAGTTTTAACGGGTGGATCAGGTTACACGTCTGTGCCCACGGTGACCCTTTCTACACCTGATGTGACGGGTGGAAGTACGGCTACGGCTGCAGCCACCATCTCTGGCGGTAATGTGGTGGCTATTTCTGTGGTCACGCCTGGTTCTGGCTACCTTAACCCGCCAACGGTTAGCATTACTGGAGGTGGTGGGTCTAGTGCAACTGCAAATGCATCACTTTCTACGGGTATTGTGAACGCCATCACGCTGACAAATGCGGGTAGCGGGTACACGTCTCAGCCTAGTGTCACTATTTCTGGTGGTGGCGGGTCAAATGCGACTGCTCTAGCCCAGCTCGTCACTTTTGCCACAGGCGTGGTGTCCATTCAGGTCACCAATGGGGGAACAGGTTACGGTCAGTACGGCAACCTGGCAGTCACCATCACGGGTGGCGGGGGCACAAACGCAAATGCAACCGCCATCATTTCTGGAAACGTGGTTAGCCAGGTCATTATGAACAATCCTGGCTCTGGTTATACCTCTGCACCGTCTGTGGCGGTCTCAGGTGGGACTGGCACGGGTGCAAACCTTGTTGCGACTGTGCAGCTAAACCCCATAGTGGACTTGGCTACCTTCTCCAACAGAGTTTGGGTGGCACAGGGGCGCACGGTTTATGCGTCTGCCTCCACAAGCCCCACAGATTTCACTTCTGTATCTGCTGTAGCGTTCAACATTCAGGACAGCACCTTGCACGGCAACATTCAAGGACTCTTGTCTGCCAATAACTTCTTGTATGTTTTCGGAGACGATAGCATCAACGTGTTCTCGGATTTGCAAGTGACCTCCACAGGGGCTACGGTGTTCACCAACACCAACGTGAGTGCGTCTATCGGTACTAAACGCATTTACGCCATTTTCCCCTATTTCAGGTCAGTCTTGTTCATGAATGACTACGGTATTTATGCCCTGGTTGGTTCAACAACCACCAAGATTTCTGACCCTCTAGACGGTATTTTTCCCTATATTGACTTCACTAAGCCTGTCACAGCTGGTCAAACACTGCTCAACAACATCCTTTGTGCGGTGTTTAACTTCTATGTGAACAGTTCTTTCCCGATTGGACCATCTGGATCACGGTACATACAGTGTATTTTCTTTGAGAAGAAGTGGTTTGTGTCTAGCCAGGGCAACATCCAGTATGTGACCTCTGTGCCTTTTGGCGGTAAGGTTAGACTGTATGGCACAGATAACAACAAAGTATTAAAACTGTTGTACAACGATACAACCAGTCCGATCAGTTCGTACATCCAGACTGCACTCAATGAGATGGGTGACCCCATCAGGACAAAACAAGCCCTCAAATTCGCTGTAGAAGCGACTTTAGCGCAAGGTGGCAACCTGAATGTCACCGTGGACTCAGAAAGCGGTTCTAGCCCGTCTTACACCCTTTCTAACACGGTTACCTGGACAAACACGGCTGGAACGACTATCGGTTGGACAAATTACCTATCTCAAACGATAATTTGGACAAATGTTAGCGGGTACTATTTGTACAAATCAGACGCAGAGCAGTACGGTAAGTATTTAGGATTAACGCAAACCAGTAATTCTGCTGGGTTTATTGTGAACACATTTGAGTTTGAACATGAATTAAGAGTGAGGTTCTAACATGGCATTACCAATTACAGTTCCCTATACGTTTGGAACGGCAACCACTGCTATCCCGCTGACCAATTTGGACAGTGATTTCAGCACTGTTTACAATGCGGTGAATGGTCTGGGTAATGGCTCGGTGTCACTAGCAAACGTGTCTATCACTGGCGGTACAGTATCAGGAAATACCACGTTCTCTAACGTCACCATCAGCAGTGTTGCAAGTACGTTTCCTAATAACTATTTGTCAAACAGTAGCGTTACTGTTGGTAATACATCTGTTGCGTTGGGTTCAACTGTCACATCTTTTGGTAATGTGACTTTGACAAACACCACGATCAGTAGCGTTGCAAGTACATTCCCCAACAATTACTTGTCCAACAGTTCTGTTACTATTGGTAACACGGCTGTTGCACTAGGTTCATCTGTAAGCACTCTTGGAAATGTAACGCTTACAAATGCAACTATTTCTAGTGTTTCTACTGCAATTACACCCGCAGAAGGTGGAACAGGATTAACAAGCATTACTGCTAATAATGTTATTTTAGGTAATGGCACAAGTTCTGTTCAAATTGTTTCACCAGGCACGTCTGGTAATGTTTTAACCAGTAACGGTACAACATGGATTTCTCAAGCTGGTGGCTCTGCTGCTACTCCTACTTCTTTGGGGACTGTTTATGGAAGCACAGTTTCGTCAGGAAGTTATACAACTGCTTTAGGCTATCAGGCGTTAAATTCAAATGGAAATAATTACAACGTAGGAATTGGTTATCAGGCTTTATACACCAATAATAATGGGGGGTATATGGCGGCAGTTGGTTATCAAGCACTATATTCTAATAGTGGAAATAGCGGTTCTGTTGCTCTTGGTTATCAAGCTGGATATTCTGCCGCTTGTGATAATTCTATTTTTATTGGAAACATTGCTGGTTATAACACAACAGGTGGTAACTATAATACTTACATTGGTTTTCGTGTTCGTGGAAGTTCAGCAACCGATACAGATAATTTAGTTATCGCTGGTGGATATAATGGAGGCGGCGCTGTTGGTAAAGGTTCAAGCACTGCATTTATTACTGGAAATGGTGGTAACACTTATAACGGGGCAAATACATCATCTTTTGCAACAACTTCAGATCAACGTCTCAAGAAAAACATTGTAGACAATACAGTTGGTCTTGCTAATATTATTCAACTTAGGGTTCGCAACTTTGAATATCGTTTACCCGAAGAAGTTGATTCAAGTCTAAAACCCACAGATGCCATTACAAAAAGTGGTGTGCAACTTGGTTTTATTGCTCAAGAGCTTGCAGAAGTTTTACCCGATTGCGTTAAAACAGAATCAACAGGCGTTATGTCTGTAAACATTGATAATGTAACTTATCACATGGTCAACGCAATAAAAGAACTCAACACTCTTATTACAACACAAGCGGCAACAATTACATCCATGCAAGCAACCATCACGGCTTTGCAAGCAAAAGTAGGAGTTTAAAATGGCACAAGTAAATCAATGGACTTGGACAATTCAATCAATGCAACAATGGCCTAGTGGAACAAACGCTGGTTACGTTGTTAATGTAAATTGGACTTTAACAGGTACTGATGGCACTCAAACTGCCAGTATTCAAGGCAATACTCAATACCCTGTAAATGAAGCTCAATCAGGATTTGTGCCTTACGCACAGCTCACTCAAGCTACAGTTATTGGTTGGGTGCAAGAATCTTTGGGTGAAACAGGTGTTGCTAACTTTGAGGCCAATGTACAAGGTCAAATAAATAACTTGGAAACACCTCCAGTTTTGCCTGTAATAGAACCTCTTCCTTGGAGTGCTTAAATGTCCGTATCAGCACCATTTGCCCCGTCTGGTAACACTGTAGTCATTACAGCTTCTACTACTGCACCCGCACCTGTGCAAGTGCCTTCTGCCACTTTGGGTAGTAACCAATACAGAATCATAAATTCTGGTTCGCAAGTGGTGATACTTGGATTTGGACAAACATCTGCCATTGCAGCTGCTGGTGGAGTCATACCATCGACTACACAGAGTAATTGTTTGCCTTTGTTGCCTGGTACGGATGAAATCATCACGTTTGCACCCAATGCTTACTTCACCGCAAACGCAACATCAAGCACTGCAACTATTTACATTACTCCTGGAGATGGGGACTAATCATGTTAAAAACGGTATCTAGTGGCGGTGGAACAACTGGGCAGTTAAATTATTTAGGCACATGGAATGCCAATACAAACTCGCCTACGCTTGTTTCTGGCACTGGTACTAAGAATGGTTACTATGTGGTTTCCGTTGCTGGAACAACCACATTAGATGGCATTTCATCATGGTCTGTCGGGGACTGGGCTATATTTAACGGCACAGTTTGGGAAAAGGTATTGGGAGGCACTACAGAGTCTTTTGCAAATGTGTCTATCACAACGGCAACAGGTTATCTCTACGCCAACAATACTGCCAACGTCATTGCATCTTTGACCATTCCTAATTCTGGACTAGCCAATAGCAACGTCATTATTGGCAACACCACGATTGCACTAGGCAGCACAACTGCTAACCTTTCCAACCTTACTCTAGCCAACGTCACTATTCAGAGCGGTACGTTTCCTTCTGCAAACCTCTCTGCCAACAGTGCAACCATAGGCAACACTGTGGTGGCACTAGGTAGCACGGTGACTACGCTAGGCAACGTCACTTTAGCCAACGTCACCATACAAAGTGGTAATGCAACATTTACCAATGTCACCGCTCAAAATCAGATTGCAACTGCAAACATCTATGCAAACGTCACAGCGGGTGCATTTTCCTATGGAACTCTTG